GAGGGGTCTCGATGAAGCGGAAGCCTTCAAACGCTCCCAGTTCACCGGCCCAAATCTCACCGGGCTGTGAGTAGGTGTGTGGGTCACGCCATGCAGCCGAACCCGTTTCCGAGGTGAAGTCGTAAGCGACGTTCGGGTGGACGTAAGCGGTGTAGAAACCGTTGAAGTTCGGGACGTTCTGTGAACGGAGGCGAGCCTTCGCTGCACGGATGTCAGAAGCCTTCAACAGCGTCGTGCTGTTCAAGCCGGTACGAGCGGTCTGACCGCCAGTGTAGGCCACGTTTGTACCAGCAGCGAGGACGTTGCGGGCAACTTCGTCAATTGACACACCAGCGTTGTAACCAATCACGTTGGCGACAATGGGGTCAACTTCGACGTACGACTCACCACGAAGGGCGGCAGTCGTCAACACGGCGTTACCGTACTCAGCAAGCGTCACCGTGACGGTGCTCTCGGAAATAGCCGAAGGCGTAACGTCTGTGGACTCGTTGAGAGCGGTGGATGCAATGGCGAGGTCCGAGATAATCGGGAACGTCACCGAAGCACCTGGCATGCTCTGGTTGGTGGGCTTTACATCGGCAACAGCGTCGAAGTAAAGTTCTGGACGAAGGGCGAAGCGTGCAAGCCGGTCATATGCCGCTTGTGCCAGCCCAAGTGCGGTCGTGGTGTAAGCCACTTTGGGGTCTCCTTATTGGATTAACCCCGATGGATCATCGCATACCGGGAGTGTAGATGCCACCTTCGGCACCCTGCTTGGAGATAATTGCCATAATCTCATCCGCCGATTTTGCCTCTGCAATCAAAGCTTCAAGAGCCTGCATTGCCGTTGGCCCGGAGTTCGAAGTTCCTGTTGAACCTTGAATCTGCCGGTGGGTTTCTAGTTCTTCCTTGATGGGGTCATGCGCCTGCTCTTGGCTAGAGAAGATCCCATATTCCTCAGCAGCCTTGCGGATTGCTTCGGGATCGGTATCGCCATCGTAAGCCTTGCGAAGCAAAGCACCGACTCCACTTTCGGGGATTCCTGCCTTGGTAAACGCCAGATCACGCTTCACGGCTTCGAGTTCGGTTTGTGCCGCCTCTGCTGCCTTGGCTCGCTCCCTGGACTTCCGCAACTCTGCACGGATGTTTGGGTCAAGGTGGTCGGATTCCTCGTTCTCGTAGAACTCGTCGGATTCGCTCATGGTCTCTCCATTCCGTTACGCATGTCCACCGGAGGTGTGAACACGGATAGTTGATTGGGTTATGTGTTGGCCTATACACAGCAAGGTTGCCAACCCTTACCGGGCAGCGGCCTTAGCTCACGGCGTTCACACCGGCCAAAGCACCACTAGGGATAAGTGTATCACAAATAGTGTCCTCCGGAAGAGTCAAACCCCCAACATTGCTTGGCCGAACAATGTGTAACCGACTAGGGTGGTAAAGAACCTTTTTGTTCCGCTATTGGCTACCGACCTTGGCGATCAACTCAAAGCACCCACCAACTCGCTTTCCAAGTCAATGCCCTTCCCAACCGTGTACTCCCCTCCCAGTTACTGGCGAGGGGCGGCAGTAATCACCTTAGCAGATTACGTTGACGCTCGCCCAACAGCCGTACCCTTGGTTCCTGCGGCGTAACCTCCACCACCGGAAAGACCTGCTGCCTTAGCCCCGAGTGCCAATTTCAGGGCTGCATCTTCTTGGGCTGCGTTAGTGCCACCAGTAGAGTTTTGGCCGGGAAAAGCGTAGTCAAGGAGTTGCTGTTGGGTAACGGTTGCTTGTCCACGGGTTCCTACGGCTGCTTGTTCCAACGGGTTTAGGGCTGCTGCTTTAGCAAAGGCTGCTTGGGTTTGGGACGCTGCGACATTGCCTGAACTATCTGTCATGTTCATTGCCGCAAGATCGGTTGCTTGTTGGTTGGTCAAGTTGCCAAATCCCGTGGCTTCTGCTTCCGTGCCGAGGACTGCGGCTTGAGTTTGTTTGATCGTGTTAGTCAATGCGTTTGCTGGATTAAGATAATATGCAGCGAGTTGTCCTGTGTCTATGCCAAAGTATTGTTTCAGCAATTGCCTAGTTTCGGCGGGAGCGTTTGCTGCTACATTGTAACCATTTTGAACTCGCTGTTGGAACTCAGCGGCACTCACATTGTTGGCAATAAGATTACCAATTACTTGTGAAGTAAGGAACGACGCAGGCAAACCACTTTGTTGTGCGTAACCTTGGTAACTATTTTCGGTACTTAAATAAGTTGCTTCTGAAAGGGGAGATTTTCCTTCTGCAATGAGTTGTGCGTTGCCAGGAAATCGCTGTTGGTAAGCAGGAGTAGTTCGAAGCCAGTCAATGATTCCACCAAGG